TATACCAAAATAATCACCAAGACCAGAAGGCTTTAAACATCCACCGTCTTTAAGATCAGAAGAACTAAAATTCATATAAGGGGGAACAAATTCTTCCGTATTATCACTACTAATAAAATCCATATAATCCTTCCACAGGGTACGCAAAGGAACTTTAAAAAATGACAAATAAGCTTTCATCTTCGTCTGAATCGGGAACATCATAGGCATAAAGCGAAGCCCGAACTCTGGTTTAATACGAATAGAGCTATTAGGTGGTACTAACTCTGTAAAAACGGGAGTAATACGACCCAAATCTGTAGTAAAGTTATTGTCATGTGACCAGTCGAAACTGTTACGTTTGACATCATTTTTAATGTCACCAATTTTGTTAAATACGTTAGCCATTACTTAAATGTTTGAGGTTGGAAAATAGTTGTAGAATCCACAGAAGAAGAACTACTACTTTCACTACTTTGAGTGGAATTGTTGTTATTTTTCTGTACCGAGAGAGTAACCGTACAAGACGGCAGGAACCAAAGCATAAGCGAAAGACCAATAACAACAAGTGCATACACAATGTAATACACTACGAGGTTAAAAGTATTCTCGCCATCTATTGCGCTCAACGGAGAGGGCAATATTTTCCGCAAGAGCGCCAAGATTTGTTTTTTTGTCACCATATTTCTTTTTAAATACTTCAACACGGGATTTTAAATACTGTTCTCGACGGCGAAAATACAAATCATCTATTTTAATCTCCAAAACTTTTCGAGACAAAATATCCAAACGCTCTGTTAAAGTATATATGTATTCATTAAATAGCTCTCGAGTTTTTATCCAATTACCGCAATTAATGTGAGGTACAGTAGGAGGAGTATATTCACACACATGAGCATAAGCCTCAGCCCATTCTTTACGCTTAAAGGGGTCACAAAACTCATCCGTATAGTATCGTAACTCACCATCAACAAAGCAATCCATAGGATAAAGACGATAAAGCTGTTGAACGGCTTGCTCAAAAAGTGAAAAAGTGTAACAAAAATCACGAACTGTCTCATATTCTTTAGTTTTTAGACAAGAAGACGGGGAGGGTATTAATGTAGATTTCACCCATGAATCTATAGGCATATAAAAAAGCTTACCTGAGCCTGTCACACGGTCAACGACAGGGAGTGCTTCAAGAGAGGGATTATTCAAAATTTCGTCCTTTCGAGCTCGGATATAGGCAGAACCAATACCACCTCCACGGTTAGATGCAGTACGAAAAGGCGGTTCGCAGGAGGAATGAGGAGCGTTAGAGCCTTTTACCATGTACTTAGTAATATAAGCGGGAGCCCCCGCATTAGAGGGAAGCACTTTTATCGATCCGATCGGATACCGACGATAAATGAAAGCTCCTGACGGATAACGTAAGCGCGTACCAGTACATAAATGCGCAACAAGCGAACAGGAGTTACGCTCTTTATATTGATTGAGCGGACAGGTCCGACATTTACTATAATAAGGTATACGTTTACCGTTTTCGTCAACCTGGAAGTAAGACCAAGCCTTTTGTATAAATGATTGGACCTTAAGTATATCCTTAAAATGCGTAACAGGGAAACCCCACAAAAGTAAATGATAATGAGGTCTTTTGGTTTTAGAGCCATACTCGCCACACGCGAGATAGCGCAGCGAATGAGGTATAGATTGATTGTCAAGAAGAGAGCGTAAACGCTTGAAAAACAATTGCAAATCGGACTTTCGAAGTGTTTCATAACCATGTTCATTTATAGGGAGATGTTCGGGATTATATGTAAGTGTAATAAAAAGAGGTGCAGAGCCAGTAGTTTCCGTCTCCATAATAGCGCGAGTAGCCAGGGCATTAGCTTTACGTTTACAACAAATAATGCAAGAGCCACAAGGGACAGCGATATAAAGGGGAATCATATCACCAGTTTCAAAATTTAGAAGGTAACAATGCTCTATATCTGAAAGTTTAATAGACCACTTTTTCGGGGAATACTGCCAAGGTTCGAGAACAAAGGTTTCCATAATCCAACACTGACAACACTCGCGGATATATATACGGTCAAAATCCAAGGCTCTTTTACGAGCCTCGGGATTGATAAGAATAACGGGATGTAAACATTTTATATCCATAAATCAAAACTCCTCTTCCTGGACCAAAGATGTTTCAATATCATAACCAATAATTTTAGCACCAAGAGCAGGAACTATAGAATCACGAAGATATTTAAGCTCAGAAGCAGCAAGGTCATAAGACTGATAAGGACGAGTATAAATATAACAATCTTTCCAAACAGAACGACCAGCCTTAATACCAAAAAATTTAGAGACTTTAATAAAGCCAGTATAAACCTTATACATATCACCTTTCATAATAAAATCGTTTATTGTTTAACATGATACAAAGAAAAATCATACCAGGGATAAAAGCAAGAACCGACTATATGTTATAAAACATATAACGGTATATTCTTTCATAGAATGCTAAGGTAACATTTGCAACTTCACGTCAACATGTCAGTTGCGCTTATATTATCGAGAGGGGAAGAGCCCGCTCTAACCGCGGTGGGACAATTCTATTCTTTTTTATTTGTTTAGGGTGCGCGCGTCTATTGTTAGGAGTAAACGGATAAAGCGAGGCGAACCATTAGCATTTACGGATACATCTATCCTGTAACGCGCTTGGCTCGCTTCGCTCGATTCGCTAACGCTCATTTGGTATATTTCGCCACGCCTAAAGGCTCGCTACATTAATGGATAAAGAGTGCGCCTACGGCGATTAGCGAGTTACTTTTTACCAGAACGTAAAAGTTTTTTCGCAATACCACCAGGACTTGGAAGCCAATCAGAGGCAACTTGCGAGATATGATACAATGACTGTGTAGCCTGATTAGCGACGGTAACGATACGCTGGGCGTCGTCGTACTTTTGGTCCTGTTGGAGCTTAAAGACGGCAGCATCACGGTGTATATCTATACTATTAGTATAATGTTCAACTTGCGTCTTTTGGGCATCAGTAAGACGGATATTCGCTTGTTTCAAAGCGGTATCGGTGTCGATATTATTGACCTTAGCATACATGGTCACGAGGATACTCTTTGCTTCAACTTCGGAAAGATTAACTTTCGCATCAGTCTCACGTACACGACGCGCAAACTCTTCGCACTCCAACTCAAAACGCTTGGTATTAAGTATAGCAGCAGTACGATTAGCAACGGTAGAGCTATCCAAATTCGCAGTACGAGACCAAGTCTCAGACACCTGAGCCTTAAGAAGATTGACATGTTCATTAATATCATTAATTTCAGAAATAAGCTTACTTTTCTGTTCAGAGGTGTACTCAGCTTGTGCCTTAGTTAACTGAACTTCCAAACCTGACAACTTTATAGCATTATCAGTAGTAGCAGCTTTAACAAAATTATCAATATTAAGAGAGGCAACCTCACCTTCTTTTTTCGAAGTGTCCGCCTTAATGTTCTTTGTTTCCGCGAGCGTTTTCGCATAGGCAGCACCTTGAAAAAGAGACTCCATAGCAGTAGGCGTGCCCATAATAGGGCCAGCAACATCAGCAGGCGGAACAGAAGAAGGCATAGCAGCAGGAGCGACGTTGGAATCAACAAGACCGGAAGCACCGTTACCGTAAATCAAATCAGGATTAAGACCGGCATCTTTTAGGCGCGCCATGACAGCAGAAGGGTCATTATAAGCGCGCTCATCAGCTAAATTTTCACGTTCAACGCGATTATACCATTCCGCCATCTCCTTTTGCCACTCACGAGCAAGACGATTCTCTTCTTTCTGAGCAGCAATAGCGCGCTTTTGACGCTTATTAGCACCAATAGAGCCAAAAAGACCAGAAGCAGCACCGACACCAGCATTAAGAAGAGCACCACCACCAGTGCCAGAACCAAGTAATGCAGTTAATGCAGCAGCAGACATAAGAATAAATTTTAAGTTAATAAATCTTTTTCACGACGCCGAGCTTGCATAATACGACGTTTAGCAGCTTGAGAAAGCTCCCAAAGGGAATTTCTATCAGCATCAACACGCAATTCAGGAGGGACTTCCAAACCAGAATCAACAGAAAAAAAGCTGGAAGCATTAGGAACAGATACAGGTACACCCTGACGGGCTAAACGCTCGATATCAGAGGGGGTAATAGATAACCCAGAAACTACAACATCCTCACAAGAATCACGACGGCACGAAACACGATGATAGGTTTCGGAGGGATTAATACGAGACAATACTTTCATAATGACTTAATTAATTTAACTTTAAATTATTCCAAACGAGGCACAACAACACGCGAGATAGGTAATTGAGCCGTACAATTAAAATGAATTTGACCCAAAATCTTATCGGTAACCTCAGTAACAGAGAATACATTATTAACAGAGCCAGGTTGCATGACGGTAAATTCCTTACCTAATTCAGGCGCATTTTCAAAAGAGCGGAACATAATAAAATTACGCAAAGAAGACAAGAAAAGACCGTGCGCACGATCATTTTTTTGGACATACTCGTACCAAGGACGCTGATAACCAAACACGGTATCGAGAGCCTTACCTTCAGAATAAGCCTGAAGAGGAGAAAGTTCGCGAAGATAAATAGGTTGATAACCGATATGATCAAATTCGGGATTAAAAGAGTCAAGACGTTCACGATAAGTAAGCCACTTAGGCAAAACAGAATCATAAACAGGCATAGGCATAACATACATAACACCCATTACAACGCTCTCTTCGTCACAAAAAACAGAGATAGAACCATCACTATTGCCAAAACAAGTAGCAAGACCAGCCTGAGAACCCAAAGAGCCAACATAAGCACCTGTATCAGCAGTTTCTACAGTTTGCGTAATAGGATTAACTATAATATCACGAGTAATACCACCAAGATATTCCGGCATGTTAAGAGCATCATAACGAACATTCACATCAAAACGGCCTTCAATGATTTCCTTATACGAAAAACCTCGGAACTGATTAAGTTCAAGATAGCGTTGATAAGCATTAACATTGCGAAAATCATTAATAGAAATACCAGACGTAACAGGGGAAACAAGAGACTGCATATTAATAGCTTCACCAGCTTTCAGAGGCGTATAGTTAACACCCTTAAGAGCTTCACCATTACTTTCAAAATCAACCTTAAACGCATTACCTTCCTCGTCAACAATTGCAGTATTGACAGTAGTAACCTCATGCCCAGCATCATTAATAGTCTTAGTTTCATAGGTAGTCAAGCCAACAAGAGGCGCAACACCTTGCTGAGGAGAAGTCAAAGCAGTGGTATAAGCATCAGACTGCCAATTAGCATACATCAAAGAGGTAGGGGTAGAGCTATCAGCACCGCCTTCTTCGGAAGTAATCCAACGATTATAGGTTTTTTTACCATTAAGCAAAAACGGATTATTGCGAGTATTACGTATATACGCATTATAAATGGCTTCATAAGCGCGGAAAGGATAAGCCGAAATTTTAATGGCATCGCTACTGGTATTAAAAGAACCATAATAAGGCGAAATAGGAGAGGCAGAAGAAACCGGGATAAATTTAGAAAACTTAAGAGAAAAATCAACCAATTTAAGCAAGGTATTGTTAGTCGCAGAAGTCAAAGAGGTTACAGGCGGACAAACAAATCCAAAAGTAGCACGAGGACTTTCAGACGAAGATGAATAAGTAACGCGAACCTTGAAAGTAACCGTCATAGTCTGAGTGCTTTCATCAACAGAATAAGGATTATTAAAGGAATCAATACCAATAGAAGTAAAAGGCTGCGGAGCCGTAGTAGATTGGGGATTAGAGCCAGTACTATAAACAATACGGGAATTCTGGCATTTTTTTAAATAAGCCATAGGATTAAAAGCCCGAGCAGAATCGCCAGAAAGACCTATTTTAACAGTAGCATTAAACTCAGCAGCAAAAGGTTCACCATGGGCGTCACCGGAATAAGGCAAATCAAAATATCCTAAAGGCTGATAACGCCAATAAGCACCTGCCATAGCAGAATTATCCAGAGGGACATTCCAAACGACACAATCACCAGAGGATGTATAACCAGCAAAATTTTTGAGAGCGTCATTACCTAAAGCGAGTGTAACATTACCACCTTTAAAATAATTTTCACTCGTACCATTATTAAAAACAACAGAAAAATTTGAGCCAGGTTTAGACATAGAGACAGGAGGAGTCTGAGAGGGAGAAATAGAACCTTGAGGAAGATAACCAAAAGTCATATCGAGAGAAGGTATACCAAAATAATCACCAAGACCAGAAGGCTTTAAACATCCACCGTCTTTAAGA